GTATCAGACGCATTCACTCAGTACAATGCCGCCGGTATTGGTACTTACTTGTTGAATCGTGGTTACGCACAGTTAGTATCAATCTTTACAATCTCAACTCAGACTTCTATTCTTGCTGAAACTGGCGGACAATGTTCTATCACGAACAGTAACTCCTCGTTTGGTGACTTCGGATTGATTGCTCGTGGTAGTTCTGAAGTACTATATGACGGTAATCTCGATTCAGCAAAACTTTTGTATGATGACACCATTCGTATTTCAGGAGTGATAAATAGAGATAGTGCTGATTACTTCGGAACTGTAGGACAAACTAAGTTGCCTAACTACGGCGATGCAATGAAGTTTGACAGTGAAGAATATTTCTACACAGTGTTGGGTGTTGATTCAGTCGGTGGCGGTATGTACGACATTGCATTCGAACCTGGTCTGAATAGTAATAAGAAAGCGAATCAGCAGATGACCTTCAGACAGCGATCTGTTATCACATCATCTTCTCACACATTTGAATATGTTGGATCTGGAACTAACACGTTTACTGCTATTCCACAGAATGGTGGTATACCAAGACCAGAAAGAGAAGTAGTATATGACTCTGCAACGAACGAAGGTTTAGTAGTATTTACATCAACGGATCAGTTAGGCGACTTTAGAATTGGTTCTGAACTGACAATTAAAAGACAGGAAGGTAGAATTGTAGGTGAGACGTTTGAACGATCTCTATACGCTATTCTAACTCCATATATTCTAGCACTAGAAGGTTAAAGAAAAATGGCAACTCCACTTAATACGTTTAAGTCAACTTCTGTTACTGTTATTGGTAAAGATACACTTACTGGCGACAGCGATTTAGTCTATACTTCGCCCAACGGAATCACTGCGATTGTGTTGATGGCGCAGGTAGCGAATATCGACTCTGCTGGTACTGGTACTTTCGAGGTTAATATGCAACAGGCGCTGTCACTGGCAGCACCAGCAGTTCACTTGATTAAAGGTTATCGAGTTGCGCCTCGTGATGCAGTAAGTCTGATTACAGGTAAGTTAATTATTGAAGAAAACGGTGTTATCCGATGCTCAACTAATGCGGCGGGTGCTGGCAAACTGCAATTAACTCTAAGTTATTTGGAATCATTAAATGGTTAATACAATAAGCGTTTCGGGCACTTCTCTTACAGGTGGTGTAACAACCAGACCAGTAGAGGATCTCGATTCAGCAAGATATGAGTATATCACTCTCGATCAGGTAGAACCTAGTCCTGGTAATCCGACAACTGACGGTCAAGTACTTACGTCTACTGCTAGTGGTGTTAGATCATGGGGTGATATATCTTCACTTACACTCAATGCACTTAACTTCACATCATTAGATTCGGGTGATACAAGTGATTTCTACGCTCTATTCGTAAAGAATAATCCTTTTGATGGTGCTACGGATAGTGTTGTTGTTCGTAAGATTGGTGAAGGCGCATTTGCTGAGACCGCAAACGAGACACTAGCAACTGTCACCGCACGAGGCGATAGCACACAAGTCTACTCGTACTTCTACGGTGGACTATATGCTGACAGTGTAGTAATTAATGGTAATCTTACTGTTAATGGTACACAAACAATTCTGAACACCGCAACATTAGAAATCGATGATAAGAATATTGTTATTGCTAAGAATGCAACTAACAATGCAGAAGCAGAAGGCGCGGGTATCACTGTCGCTGGAGCAAATGCTGGTATCACATATGCATCGACAGATAACTCGTGGAACTTTAACAGACTAACTAACTTCGAAACAGGCATTGCAGTAGTTGGAGCGTCTCTATTTGATTCTGCAACCTTCGACAATGATGTTGTAATTAACAACACTGACGCATCTGTTACTGCTACATTCGGTCTATTCTTAGAACCAACAACAAATAGAATTGTTAGACGAACTATATCAACTGATATTCTTGACGGTACTGTCAACTTAACACAAGTTACATCGACTGATGCAGACTTAACTTTCTATCCTACATTTGTTAGTGTACTAAGTGGCGGAGATAGTGCTAAAGTTGATAGTGCATTATCATACAATGCTTCTAGTAATAGACTCACTATGGGTAACTTATCTCTTACTCAGATTGATAGAGATCAAGAGACTGATAACGTACTTGTACTTTCTGCACAGGACTCTGTGTCATTCAGAGAATTGGGTAATCTTGCATATTTGGATTCAGAGCAAGACACACTACAATCTGTAACCAGTCGAGGTGCTACTAGTACAGATAGTGTCACATTCGCAGGCGTAACGGTAGAGGGTGATCTCGAAGCGAGTCGCTACTTTGATGCGCAAGCAAGACAATTAGTAATTTATGACTCAGTAGGTGCTACTCTCTGGGGTGCATAAATAAACAGATAAACTTTGGAGTAACAAATGGCATCGCCAGATTCAAGACAAGATTTAATCGACTTCGCTCTACGTAGATTAGGCGAACCTGTAATTGAAATCAATGTTGATATAGATCAAGTTGAAGATAAGGTTGATGACGCTCTTCAGAAATACCAAGAGTATCACAGTGATGCAACACTTAGAACTTATCTAAAGCATGAAGTAACTGCCTCTGATGTGACCAATGGATATATTCCTTTGAGTGCAAGCATTCAGTGGGTGAAGAGATTGTTTCCTATGAACTCTTCGTTTGGTTCTGGTGGAAATATGTTTGATCTAAAGTATCAGATGTACTTAAACAATATGCAAGACTTCTACAGTTTCGCGGGCGATCTATCATACATATATCAGATGGAACAATATCTGAGCATGATCGATCAACAACTGAATGGACTACCACAAGTGCGTCACTCGCGTAGACAGCAACGTCTATACATTGATGGCGATCTTGCTGACGGAGATATTAAAGCAGGCGACTATGTTGTTGCCGAAGTATATCAAATCATTGATCCAGAAGTACACTTGAGCATATGGAATGATATGTTCATGAAAGATTATACCACACAATTAATCAAACAGCAATGGGGCGTGAACATGTCCAAGTTTGAGGGAATGCAATTGCCGGGTGGTGTTACTATTAGTGGTCGTCAATTGTATGAAGACGCGACTGCTGAAATCGAGAAACTTGAAGAGAAATTACGTCTCGAACAAGAACTCCCAGTTGACTTTCTGATAGGATAACATGGCAACTAATCTTTACTTCTCACAGGGCAGAAAGTCTGAGCAGACTCTCTACGAAGATATCATTATTGAATCTTTGAAGATGTATGGTCAGGACGTTTACTATGTCCCACGTGAACTGGTCAACAGAGATACAATCTTTGGTGACGATAACACCTCACGATTCGACAATGCTTATCGTATAGAAATGTACATCGAAGGCGTTGAAGGGTTTGATGGCGAAGGTGACTTGTTCGCTAAGTTTGGTGTAGAGATTCGAGATGCTGCCACATTCATTATGGCAAGGCGTCGATGGTTGAATACTGTTGCTTCTATCGAGAACACATTAGAAGAACCTTTCTATCGCCCAAGAGAAGGCGATCTAATTGTTTTAACATTGTCTAACTCAATATTTGAGATTCAGAAAGTAGAAGATGAGACACCATTCTACCAGTTAAAGAATCTTCCTGTGTTCCGTATGCGATGTGAACTGTTTGAATACAATGATGAAGACTTTGATACTGGTGTTGGTGAGATTGATGCAATCGAAACTGTACATGCATACACAACTACTCTGATATTTGACGAGACTACATTCAGTATAGCAGGTAGTAAGTTTGAAATTGGCGAAGAGATATCACAGGCCAATGCAACTTTCACTATGAAAGGAGAGATTGCTAATATTGATGCATCTGTTCCTGGAACATATAAAGTGTATGTCGCACATGGTGGTGGTTCTGATGGACTCTATCATAGTTGGGCAGCATCGTTACCTGTAGTAGGACAGACTTCTGCAATTAGTGAAACTCCGACTTCAGTTGCAGGCGAGAACTTAGAGGTCGACAATCAGAATGCAATCTTTGATACTGTTGCAACAGAATTCATCGACTTCTCAGAGTCTAATCCATTCGGAGATCCAGTATAATGTTAGGTTCACATTTCTATCATCAAAGAATTAGAAAAGCAGTTGCCGTATTTGGTTCATTGTTTAATAACATAAATGTCATACGCAAGAATACCGCGGGTGAAGTTATTAGTCAAGTAAAAGTTCCATTATCATATGCACCTAAGCGAGACTTTCTCACACGCATGGATAATATGCTTAACGGTGAGGTAAACGAAAGACAGATTGCTTTAAAACTACCAAGAATGTCATTCGAAATCGTAGCAATGAACTATGATCCAATAAGACAATTGCCTAAGATGAACAACTGTGTTAAAGCGCCGACAACTTATACTGGTTCAGCAACACAACTATACACACCTGTTCCATATAATGTCAACTTCCAGTTGAACGTGTATGGTAAAAGTCAGGACGATGTATTACAAATTATCGAACAGATTCTACCTTATTTCACACCACAGTATACTGTAACAGTAAAACCTTTATCGGAGTACGATGTCAAGGAAGACACCCCCATAACATTGCAAGGCATAACATTCTCTGATGATTATGAAGGTCAGATAGAGAATAGACGTTCAATCATATATACACTCGATTTTGAAATGAAGATTAGTTTGTATAAGGGTGTTGCCGCAACAGGTACTATTATAACAAGTGCTGATATCGGTGTCAAAGACTTAGAAGGAAATGACTTGTTCACTACATCCGTAGTAGGCAATGTTATAACAGGAGCAAGCGGCACATTAACAAACGAAGATGGCGGTACAATAACAACCACATTTAAGATTGCTAATGCACAAAGTAGAGTAGTATCATATACGATAGGTACTGGTCCTACAAATGGTGATGCGCTTGCTACTGTCAGTTCATCTATCACAACGCCGACAGGTGCATTTAACGCTACAGGTACTTGGGCGTATACACCTGATCCAGACTTCTCGGGTGCTGATTCTTTTGTACTAGAGGTAAATTTAGTAGATGGAACAAAACTCGATCAGACAATCAATGTCTCAGTAACCAACTCTGTTGATGATGCTATCAATGTTGTAACATCAATTAACACAGGTGATACATTGTCAATAGATATTGATGTAGGTGCAAATGACACCTTCGAGTCTACATCTATTGTTTACACTATACCATCGGGCGGTGATCCAGATAATGGTGTGATAGCAATACAAGATTCGGTAAATGGAATCATTCGATATACTCCTACTAGTGGGTTTACCGGTGTTGATACATTTACTTACAGAGTAACTCCTAGTACAGGACAGGCAGAAACTGCAACAGTTACGATAACCGTGACTTAAAACACTATAAATAGAATTATAGAAACATATTCTGAGGAAGAACAATGGCAGGCGTAAAGATAACAGATTTAGACTCGGCATTCGGTGCACCCGCAATCGATGACGTTCTAATCATAGTAGATACAAGTACTAACTTGACCAAGCAGATTCGCGCGGATGATTTGCTCCTTGGGCAGACTGCTGAAAAAGCGAACACTATATTGGTCAGCACAGACACGACATCAACCGAAGCGAAGATTCATTTCGGTAATGGCGCATCAGGTACGTATGACTCTGTTGGTATTAGCAACTCGCTTACATACGATGCCGCAACAGGTTCTTTGACAGCACTCGCATTCGAAGGTAATGGTTCTGCTTTAACTGACTTGCCTCAGAATGATCCTGTAGTTAATGCTGTTGATGCTGGCACAGATGCTAATCCATATTATATAATGATTCGCAACAGTGCGACTGGATTAGACAGTGTACATACTCAGAGCAACTTAACATCTAATCCGAATACTGGTGTATTAACTGCTCCTTTCTTTGCTGGTAACGGTTCGTTACTAACAGGTGTTCTTGCTGATAGTGCGACAAATGCTGACAGTGCAAACTTTGCTACCGAAGCGACTCATGCTCTATATGCTGACAGTGCTACACAGGCAGCAAGTGCTTTATTTGCTCTAAATGCAACTCAAGCAGTTAATGCTGATAGTGCGACAGTCGCCACGTCCTCTTTGACTTCTGCTCTTGCTACATTTGCTCTTGCTGCCGACAGTGCCGCAAACGCAAGTAATGCAGTGCAAGCACAATATGCTGACACCATTGTAACTACTACTGCCGCCTCCGAGACAACTTTGTATCCTTTCATGGGTACTGCTCAGACTGGATTACAAGCAACTCTTGCCGCTAATGCCGCATTAACATATAACGCATCGAACGGTAGATTATCTTCTACTGCATTTGCGGGTGATGGTTCTTTACTTACTAACTTGCCTATTCCTGGTGGTGGTAGTATTGCTAATGCATTGAATGTACTTCCTTCTGCTGTAGATGCTTCACACTCCATTCTATTTGTTCAGAGTGCGACTGGCGTAGATAGTGTAAACACAGATGCGGGTTTACTGTACAATCCATTAAGCAACTTATTAACTGCTGGTGCTTTCTCTGGCGAAGGTAAACTACTCACTGAAGTACCTGCAACAAAGATTAACTCTAACTTTAATCCTACTACTGGCACTCAGTATATAATGTTGAAAGCGTCACAGACGGGTTCTGATAGTGTATCGACAGATGGTGGTATCGTATTTGATGCAGGAACTAATACACTAACTGCTACAAATCTTGCTGGTAATGGTTCGAACATAACAGACGTAGCGGCAGTCTCTGCTACTAACGCTGCCAACATAGCGATCACCACGATCAATGATAGTGCAACATACTATGTGCATCTTGGTTCGGCAGCATCTGGTAATGATAACACTAACGTGGATCTCAATCTAACATACAATCCTTTGCAGAATCTATTGAATAGCGGTATCGCGTATACTACAGATAGCGCAGGATTATGGAACGGTGCGGCACCCACAACTCTTGACTCAGCAGTCAATCGATTTGCGATATTACTTAAAACATTAAACAGTCAAGTAGGCGCTTAACACTAAGTCTAAATAACAGAAAGTATTTGAGGAAGAATAGAAATGGCAGATATTAAGATATCGGCACTACCAGTACTAACATCAGCGGTTGATTCTGATGTTATTGTTATTAATGACGTAAGTACTGGAACGACGAAGAAGATTACCCGTGGTCTTTTGTTGAATCATCTAGCAAAGCAACTACGGGACTCTGCTGATGGCGGTATTGTCATTCCGAATGGCGATCTTACTCTTGCTAACGAACTAATTGCTGGTGGTGATATCTCAACTTCGGGTACAATTAACTTTGGTATCCTGCGAGATTATGTTAATAGCACATATGCAACTTCAATAGTTGACTCTGCTGGCGGGTTTAGTCTAAGTGACAGTGCTTTAACTACAACTCTTGCTGTCGCTCAATACCTTGCACAAACTACATCAACTCTGATTAAAGTTGATTCTGCTGGATCTACTCTCACTACATTATATCCAGTAATGACAAGTGTTGTTGCGGGTGATGATAGTGCAAGAACAGACACACAACTATCCTACAATCCACAAACTAATATTTTAACTGCGGGTTCTTACTCTGGTTTAGGCAACTTACTTGGTTACACAACAGATAGTGCAGGACTCTGGACTAGTCCGGCACCAACAAATGTTAAAGATGCGATAGACAGACTAGCATTAACAGTCAAAACACTGAATAGTCAAGTAGGCGCTTAATGCACAACGTCTTTACGGATAATAGAAGAAGACATCTTAATCTGCGCGAACCGCAGGTACAGAGTGTTTTGCCTGAGCATTTTGCTGATGCTTATCCCAAGTTCATAAAACTTCTTGAAGAGTATTATGAGTGGCAAGGTGAGTATGAATCGACAGAACTTCTAAATCATTTATTCGCCTCTCGTGATATTAACGAGACCGATGTTACACTACTCTCATTCATTGAAGATGAGTTACTTCTGGGCGAGAATTACTTCGAAGGTTTTGGACAATCCGAGGCAGAGAAACGTGCTGCCGCAAACTTCTCTAGCACATTGTTTCGTGCTAAAGGATCTAAGTTTGCTATTGAGTGGTTCTTCAGATCGTTCTATGGTTTGGATGCTGAAGTTCTTTATCCCAAAGAAGACATATTCAATGTATCAGATGGCGAGTCTCGTATTGGTCCTGACTATCTAAACTTCTTAACTGATGATAAACTCTATCAAACATATGCTCTGCTTATTCGTGTAGGTATTCCTATCTCACAATGGTCAGAAGTATTTAAGAAGTTTGTACATCCTGCAGGAATGTATCTTGGCAGTGAAGTACTACTTGCTTCAAATGATATTAGTAACATGAATTTACCCGATGATAGTGCAGTAGCAAGAACTTCTACGTCATTCACTCTCACAAATGATGGTCCTACTGATGAAGGACAAACAACTAACTTTAGAGTAGTCGCCAATAATGTGCCCGAGAATACTGGTGTTGTATATGCCTATGTTACTCACGGTTCGACTAGAGATTCAGATTTCCCTCTGAATGCATTTACCATACCTGCTCATGGACCTCTCAATCGCTATCCTGCTATTAACAAGACAATACCTCTACTCACAGACAGTGGCGGTGCTACATTAATAAACATTAATAACGACAGCGCAACTTTCTCAATAAGAAGTTGGGTCGATAGTGATGGTGGTGCTAGTAGCGATAACTACCTACTACATATTATGGATCATGAAGGTAGGGCATTAGAAAGTACAACTGTCACTATCAACAATGTTGAACCATCATACTCATTAGTTCCTAGTGACGAGACACCTAATGAAGGTGATGTGATAACATATACAATCACAGGATCAAACACACCTTACGATGGTGAAACTTCTTTGTTTTACCATCTAGTTCATGGTGGCACAAACGATTCAGATTTTACAGTTCCTCCTCAACAAGTTGTCAATGATCAGACTGCCGCTTCAAAAATAACTTTATCTGGTGGTACAGGTTCGTTCTCACTTAAAACTATTATCGACGGTGCATCTGATGATGCCGAAGAATTTACAGTTAATATTACTGATTCTAAGAAGTTGCAAGTTGCAAGTTCAACAGTTTCAGTACAGCAAGTCGCAACTGATTTTGTAGTCAGTGCTGACAATATAGTTGAAGGTAATTCTCTCTTACTTACTATTGTGGTAAATTCGGCAGAGATTGGTGATTCTTTAACATATGTTATCACTAATGGCGATGCTAGAATTGCGCCTCTTACAGAAACCTTTACTGCTCCTTCTGTATCATTCGTTAAAGTTATACCCACTTCAGTGAGTAATTTGTATCAAGGAACTATTACACCTACTATCAGTGTAACAAACAATGTAACTGGTATTACAGTGACAACGACTTTTCAATTGTCAGATGTAGCACCGGTATGGGACATGACCTCAGAACCAGAGTTCGCTGTTCAAGGTGACCAAATTACTTTCAAAGTTGACGGAACAAATCTTCCTGATCCTACTACTGTATGGTTCGAAATACTTCACGGCACAACTGCTAATGCGGATTTCACATCAACACCTCCGCAGACAGGCACACGTTCATCGACTGCTATTAGTGATCCAGGTGATACTGTCTTTCAGATTACTGTTGATAGTGATGGCGAAGTTGCTGATGAATCATTCACCGCGCGTCTATATGACGCCAACGCTGGTGGCAATCTTCTAGCATCTATCCCTTATGTGATACAGGGCACTAACTCTTCATATGCTTTATCTCCTAGCGTCTCTTCGGTCAATGAAGGTGGTCAAGTTACATTCACCTTTACTACTAATCAACCAGACGGAACATACTATTGGTACATACCGACATATTCTGGGTATACAATACAAGTCGAAGACTTTACGTTTCCGAACGGTGGTTTCGGTAATGGTTATCCTATAGGCACAAATGATAATAGATATTCGTTTGTTGTAACTGGCGGTACTGGTACAATTCTTGTTGAATTGCTTAATGATACGCTTACCGAGGGCGCAGAAGCATTCAATTGTTTAGTATCAACATCTGCTAATGCAAGCGTACCTCCTGTTGTGTCTAGTGCAAATGTTACAGTAAATGATACTTCTGTCACGACATTTACCCTTACTCTGAATCCTGCCAATCACGGACAGAGTACTAACATTACTGAAGGTGCGACTGCATTTCTCCTTATTAATGCAGACAACAATCAACCGAATTTACAGACGAATTATGTAGAGATTACTGGTTCCGGTGTTGTAGGAAGATTCTCTGTACAACAGAAAAATGTTTCTAATGGTCAGTATCCTAACAGTCTTTCTTTCGCAACAACGAATAGTAATACCTATCAAGGTTCGCAAGTTGTTACTGCTAAACTATCTACTGGTAACTATGCATCTCTAGGCGGAACAGTACTTGATACACTCACGTTCAATCTAATTGATCAAGCACCTGCAATGACGTTGACTCCTAATGCCACGACTGGTACTGAAGGCGACACAATAACATATACTGTTGGTGGAACTAACATTCAGGACGGTACTTACTACTGGCACGATCCTGCAATAGTTAAAACACTTGACTGTCCCAATGGTAGAAGTTCGGGCACGTCACAGATCGATCACCAAGGTCCTTCAAATGCTGGTTTAGATTTAGAAGTAGGAATGTCAACTGATGATGCTGACATACCAGGCACAATCACTAGTATAATCAATACTGGTAATACTGCTGGTTATGTCACAATGTCAGAACCTACAACTAGAGCGACAGTTACAGGCGAACATATAAAGTTTGCTTTCCCTGCGGACTGGGCAGATGCAACCGATCTCTATGGTACTGTATCAGTATCAAGCAATGCGGGCACTTTCGAGTTAGACACGCTTGAGAATTCTGATTTTGATGATGACGTATATTCTATGAGAGTCTTTGATAATTTACTTTCATATAATGAATATCTTAGCGCCAATATCGGACTTGCTACTGCCGCAACTGTTACTATTGCAGATACTACTCCAATAGTAGTTCAGATTGCAGAGACCTATTTATCTGGTACTGATACTGGTCAGGATTATAGTTGGGGCAGAGAAAATGCCTACCCTGCCATTGCTATGTACCTCTTCAATTCTGGCATGTTTGGGTACCAAGGCGTTACCAGTAACGACTCGTATATTTCTCCTCCAGGAGCGCGTGGTCCTGATGTTGGTAAAGACTATCAAATGCTGGTCAGAGTATACACTAATTCTGCTAGAACGACTTTATATAGTCCGGGTTCTTCTGTTGGAACCATGGGTGCTACCATGACTGGTGGAATATACTACGATCCTTCTACTAATCCTTCATATGATGGAATTACCTGGACTAATGCATCTAATCAATGGTTTAAATTAGGGCAACAACCTTCGAACAATAATAGTTTTACAAGATTTGACTTTGAGGGTGTAGTCTCTTCGCTCTCAACAAAAACTGCGAATTTGTATGTAACGACAGTAATCAAAGAGTACACCGGAACATTAGGTACGGGTACTACGCTACATACTAACAGCACATTAGAATTATTCTTATCCGGAAGAGTAGAAACAAGGTAATACATTATGATAGATAT